CGATGCTTCGCGTGATACTTCTGACTCTGATGTTGAGCGGCTGTAGTTCCCTACCACTTGGTATCCTTGGTGGTGGCGGTCCTAACGTAGCAGCCAATACACAGATCGGCAAGGAGAATCGGCAAACAGCCTTCGGTTATGAGCAAAAAACTGAGGTAGGTCGGGACTTTATCCAGAAAGACTTATCGGCAGAAAGTGTAGAGAATCTGACCGTAAAGAATGAGAATATCCCACCGTGGGTAATCCTTCTTCTGCTGATTGGTTGGTTGCTTCCGACACCTAACGAGATAGCACGATGGGTTTATAAACTATTTGGGAAGGCAGTATGAGACAGAACTTTGAGCAGTGTATGGAGTGGCTTCTGGCCCACGAGGGTGGCTATGTGGATCACCCTAAAGACCCCGGTGGGGCCACTAACCTTGGTGTGACCAAGAAGGTTTGGGAACAGTGGGTGGGTAAGACTGTCTCTAAGGAAGACATCAAGGAGCTTACCCCAAAGGAAGTTCTTCCCCTCTACAAGAAAAAGTATTGGGACACTGTAAGGGGTGATGACCTGCCCTCTGGCGTTGACTGGGCTGTATTCGATTGGGGTGTAAACTCTGGTCCTGCGCGTGCAGCTAAGGCTCTACAGAGGGCTGTTGGTGTCAACCAAGACGGTGTGATTGGGCCTAAGACACTACAGCAAGTCTTTAACTTTGAGCCTGAGCAACTGATTCACTCAATCTACCAAGAGCGTCAGCATTTCTATGAGGCTCTTACCACATTCAGAACTTTTGGTAAGGGCTGGACTAAGCGGAACCAACATACCTACCAACAGGCTACCATGCTGGCAGGAGTTAATCATGGCTAAAGACCCACGACTAGAGAGGGCTGGTGTGTCTGGCTTCAACAAGCCTAAGCGCACCCCTAACCACCCAAAGAAGTCTCATGTTGTTGTAGCTAAAGAGGGTGACAAGATCAAGACCATTCGCTTTGGACAGCAGGGTGTGACGGGTGATCGTCAGCCTACTGCACGCCAGAAATCCTTCAAGGCCCGTCATGCTAAGAACATTGCCAAGGGTAAGATGAGTGCTGCCTACTGGGCCGACAAGGTGAAATGGTGAGATGGACCCAGTTACCATCATGGCCACTGCCAGTGCTGCCTACTCAGCCATTAAGAAAGGCATTGAGCTAGGGCAGGAACTTGAGGGCATTGGTAGCCAGCTAAGTAAGTGGGCAGGGGCATTGTCGGACCTGTCATTCCTAGAGGAAAAAGCAAACAATCCTAGCATCTGGAAGTCTCTGTCTGGTTCTGCGGAAGCTGAGGCTGTAGAAATCTTCTCTGTTAAGAAACAGATCGAGAAGCAGAAGCAAGAGATTATGACCATGATCGGCTACATGTATGGTAAGACTGGTCAGGATGAATACGTCAAGGTTCTGCGAGAAGTAAAGAAGAGACGGCAAGACACAATCTACCGCAAGGAGCAGCTAAAGGAGACAGTCCTTACAGTATTCCTTGCAGTACTAGCTTTCCTCGCTGGCTCTGGTGTGTTGGTTGCGATAACGTATCTACTTTACATGAAGGACAAAGGTGCTCTATAATGCCTATGACTTCTGCTAGTACCAGTCAACTACGAAGGAAGAAAGTAATGCCACTCAAGAAGGGTTACTCCAAGAAGACTATCAGCCAGAACATCAAGACTGAAATGAAGGCTGGTAAACCACAGAAGCAGGCCATTGCTATCGCTCTCGACACAGCCCGCAAGGCTAAGAAGAAGGGTAAGAAGTAATGGCCAAGGGACTCTACGCCAATATCCATGCCAAGCGTAAGCGTATCGCAGCGGGTAGTGGAGAGAAGATGAGGAAGCCCGGTTCTAAGGGTGCGCCCACCGACAAGGCTTTCAAGCAATCAGCTAAGACAGCTAAGAAAGGAAAGTAAAATGGCTAAAATGCCTAAGAAGTTTACCCCCTGCAAGGGTTGCCCCACCCCCGCTAAGTGCCGTGCCGCTGGCAAGTGTGCTAAGAAAGGTAAGTAAGATGGCTGACAAGAAGAAGATGCCGCCGCGCCCTAAGGCTAAACCCCGCACGGCTAAGATGGAAATGAAAAGCATCATGGCTACGACTAAGCCTAGCCGTGATCTGGAAGCTGACTACGCTAAGCGCCCCACCATCATGCCTCGCCCTAAGCCCCGGCCTGCAATGTCGAAGCGGCCTAAGGCAAACCCTTACCGCTAACACCACACAGATATAAAACTTAAGGGGAGCCGCTTGTGCTCCCCTTTTGTTTATCCATCGTTGCCTTCTGTCTCAAGCTCGTGGATCAGATAGTCTAGATACCATCGAGCCTTCTTAAGGTCTTCGATAGGCTTTGCCTTGTACCGCCAGCGGTGTAGATACTTCTTGCAGTTACCCTCTAGGTAGCCAAGGAATGTTTGCCAAGGCAGGTTGTCCTTGAGGTACACGATACACTCAATCTCACCTGCATTGTAGTGGCTAGGTCTGTTGACTTGATCTGTTGTGTTCATTGATGATCCTTCTCAGTCCTATCTGAGCGTCTGTAGCTACAGCAAACTCTAACTCATCTTCGGTGTGCTGCAATATAGTGAGGTATTCTTCTCTTGTAAAGCCTGTCATTAGACTAACAGCAAGAGCAGCCTTCACCAGATCGTAACCGTAGATGAAGTCCTCTTCTTCTTCCACTACAAACCCTCTTCGAGGAAAGCCACAACCCACTGCTTACAGATATCAGAGCGGACGATATCATCTACAGTGAACTCGATCACAGGAATGTCCATGTGATACTTCTTGGCAAGGTGCATGATCTTGGAGAGACCAGACTGTTCCTTAATGTCTGACTGTCTGGTGTCACCATTAAGGATAATCTTACAGTTTTCACCGATCCTTGTCAAGAGCATTTTGATCTCATGGATCGTAATGTTCTGCGACTCGTCAACAATTACGAAGGCATCACGGAAGCTGCGCCCACGCATAGTTGCCAGAGGTGCCATCTCAATGTTGCCATTCTTGACTCCTGTCTCAACCACACCCTTACCTAGTTGCTTCTCCAAGACCTCAAAGACAGGCAGAACCCAAGGGGCATACTTCTCTTCGAGTGAACCGGGGAGATACCCAAGGTCTTTACCGACAGAGACGTTAGGTCTGGTGATAACGATCTTGTCAATCAGCCGCAGGGCATAGGCATTAGCTGCTGCTGTGGCTGCGATATAGGTCTTACCAGTACCTGACGGACCCAACACAATGACCTGCTGGCTGGTGTTGATAGCGTCAATATACAGCTTCTGGTTCTCTGTCTTGGGTACCAAGGGGGCCACATTGGCAGCCCCCTCAGCGTCAGCGTTCTTGTATTTAGTAGCTCGGCGGTTACGCTTGGGCTTCTCTTCCATTAGGTCAGGTCCACGATCTCGCAGCTACCACCAACACAAGCAAAGGTACTGGTTCCCTTTGAGGTGTCTTCTTTCTCGTAGTCAGAAAGCTTAGCCCAGTCAATAGCAGCAGGCATGACAGACAGTAGGGTTTCGTAGTCAGACTTGCTGCACTCCTGATACGGAGCCTGTTGGTAGGTGTGGTCAGAGTGAGGCAGGAAGGACACACCAGACATCTCGTCAAAGTATTTGTAGACGAAAGAGCCTACCTCTACCCACTCATTGTCACGCACAGTCACAGTGATCGAAGGCTTATGCTCACACCAGTGGCGCTGGTACATAAGCCACAACTCAAGTTGCTCCACAGCAGTCATGTCGTTGCGTGTCACTGCATTCTCAGGTGCCTTCATAGGGAAGCTGAACACAGTGGTCTGGTCAGGCTTCATAACGCAAGGCTCATTGGGGATACCCTGATCCTTCATGAACTGAGTCAGCGGGTCTTTGTTGTCACCACGGACAGTCCGTATATAATAGTGGCTGTGACGAGCGTGAATACCACTAGCAGAATCAACAAGCTGGGAGACAGTGCCAGAAGGCTTGACACAAGTGATAGCAGCAGAAGCAGGGATGCCAAGGCGTTCAGCCCACTCAGCGTTTGTACTAATTGCGACATTACGAAGATGCTCCAAGGTTTTGTCCAGTCCAGCATTGGTAGCTGTCAGGAGTTGGTTGTCGAGGATGCCTGTAAGGCTCACACCAAGGAGACGCTCCTCTTCGGTGTTCTTCTGCCACACCTTACGAAGGTATGGGAAGTGGGTCATGGTAGACTGGATCGTACCAAGGATAGAAGCCAGACGTACCTTACGCTCTAGGTCTGCGATGGTGTCAGTTGCACGGACAACAACCTCAGTCAAGTTACAGAACTGATAGGGCCGCAGGATAATCTCACTGCAAGGATTCGTGCCAAACTCTTGGTTAGGATCACGCCGACCATTCTTAGCAGCCTGCTTCTTGCTTGCCTGACGGTTGAAGATACCACGCTCACCAGACTTACTCTCAATCAGAGCAAGCCACTCACGCATGAATGTCTCAGCATCAGGCTTCTCAGTGTACGACACAGAGTTGTTAGCCAGAGCACGCTGTCCGTTACTCTCCCACCAATGACCAGACTTAGCGTGACGCATACGATCATCTGACAGGTTCGACAGGCTGATCATAGCTGAGCGGCGTACACCACCAACCACAACAACCTCACCGATCTTGCACATGATGTCGTGGCATTCAATGCTGGAAAGCTTACGGCCTTGTGCTGTCTTGAACTTGTCAATCACAAAGCGGAACAGTTCCTCAAGAGGGGCAGGACCAGAGGCTCGGCCACCAAAGGTCTTCAATCGAGCACCAGCAGGGCGGACCTTACTCGTATCCCAAGTGGGAATCTCACCAGCGTAGAGCATAGCAATCAGCTTACGCAGGGATTTAGCCCAGCCCTCTTTGCTGTCATGAACAACAATCACATCTTCACTGTTGAACAGTTTCTCAGGAACCTCAGGAAGCTTGCTGACATACTGTCGCTCCACCGAGAAGCCAACTCCAGTGCCACAAAGCAGAATGAACATAGCCTCGTCGAAGCTCTTCGGGTCGTCAACAGGCAGGTAGCTACAGTTGTAGCCTGCGGTGTTGTCACGTTGAAGAGCAGGACCAGCAGTCATCACAGCGCGCATAGAGGGCATAACCTCAAGGTTGAGGATAGCGTCTTGAATGTCTGAGACGGTCTTGTTGTCCACCTTGTCGTACACCACGTTGGAGATGTAGCGTTCAACAGTCTCAGCCCAAGTCTCACGGCGTTTCTCTTCCTCAATCCAACGGGCATAGCGCGATGTTGCGATGAAGGACTGGTAGTCAGTAGGCAGATAGTTGTTCATTCTTGCTCTTCCTTATTAACGGTTATCGCCCGAACCTTTAATAACACCACGCTCCATACGGTCACGCAGTTTACTAAGGTTCACTTCGGCTACTTCACTGAGGTCATACCCCAACTCATTGGCCAGCACTGCTACATACCACAGCACATCACCAAGCTCTTTGACAATAGCGGTATCGTCTAGGCTACCACCATCACGAACCCACTTACCAAACTTCTCTGCTACCTCACCAGCCTCACCAGCAAGCTTGAGGGGCAGGTAGTACTTCCACATCTCCTTCGGGAAGACAGCAGTCAGCCCCGCCTCAAACTGGTAGCGATCAAGATCGTTGGCGATATACTCGAAGGTCTCAGTCATTGTCATCTCCATACAGGTCAGTGTCGAAGTAGTCTTTCAGGTCGATCAAGCCCTCTTCTACAAGAAGCCTGATGACGTAGCCCTCTTCAATATCGTTTTCTTCGAGCAGGT